TATACTACAATTGATGGTGTGGAATATGAATACACCAGAAGACTTCTGACTCTTGAAGATCCGGTGGATCTTTTGGATTTAATTGTAAGGAGACTTTATGTTACTGATGGATTCTCAGCCGATACAATATCGGCCAACGTTGGTGAATTTGCACAACTTGTAGAAATTGCTGGGTCTTACGATGGAGATCCAGTCTGTTCTGTAGATTTGGATAATGTTAGACTTTATGTTGGTGGTGATACTATTGTACAAGAAGACTTAGCTGTCGGTGGAGATTGTTGTGTTGCTGGAAATCTTTCAAAAGGATCAGGTTCTTTTGATATTACACACCCATTAGAAGAAGAAAAAAGACTAAGACACTCATTTATTGAGGGTCCAAGGTACGATAACATTTACAGAAATAAAGTCAGACTAACAAAAGGTAAAGCAACTGTTAATTTAGATACTGATTGCGTTTCTCCAGGTGGTCAGACGATGACACCAGGAACTTGGGAAAAATTAAATAGAAACCCAGATATTTTCTTACAAAACCTTGAAGGTTGGTCTAGGTTGAAAGGGAATATTACTGGTTCTACTTTGGAAATTAAGTGTGAAGATGAAAATTGTATGGACTTAGTTTCTTGGATGGTCGTAGCTGAGAGACAAGATGAACATGTTATGAATTCTAATATGAGTGATGATGAAGGAAGGTTAATCTTGGAATATGAGGCTTGACACAGACCCTGAGACCTGATACACTACTAAGGTAGTCAAGGAACGACCGAATGCAAAATGAGTATCTTACACGTTGTGTGGTTGATCCAGTAAAGCGAACCGTGTATCTGTACTCCAGTGAGGGGTCAGAAAAGGAAGTGGTCTGTGAGACCGTAGATGAATTCATGAACGTGTTAGAGTTTGTTCGTGCAACAGTTGATGAGGAAACTCTTTCCTACGCAAATCCTCTATGAGACCTGAAACAAGACAATCAATGGAGATGTTATTCTCCGCTAAGTGGAATGTTCCAACGGCAGCTGCGAATTGCGGTCTTACATCTAAAGAGATGAAGATTACATTCAATGAATACTGTCGTTTACATCCTCCTACCTATGTGTTAAAATCTGATAATCAACTCAGTTTTTTCTGAGTTTTTATGCCCGTGTAGCCCAGCGGAAGAGGCACGAAACTTAAAATTTCGCAAGCGTGAGTTCGAATCTCACCACGGGTATGAGGTTTAACCTCTAAATAACCAAAAGTACGGAACCCTATGAAATACCGTATCGATGCCAGATATTGTTGGTATAATCGTGGATCTCAAATAGTTCTCATGTATTTCATAAATCAGGTTCCATTTACTTTTGATGAGCTCCCAGACGAATCTTTATTTGACTTGGAGTTGATTAAGTTGGCAGACAACGAACGACGATTTGAACCTGACGATTTATATTACTCATCTTTTTATCTTATAGATGAAGAGTGTCATCCGATGTTGTTTGAAGTCGAACTGGAAAATCCAGAAATGATGCCAACCGATTAATGCCCTTGTAGCTCAGTGGTAGAGCAACGGTTTTGTAAACCGTTGGTCGCAGGTTCAAATCCTGTCGGGGGCTTTACTTTTACTTAAATTAAAATTATGAATTATAGATTTATTGATCCCAATTATCCTATTCTTAGTTGGTTGAGAGTCATTGGCAACATGATGTTTGTTGTTGGTTATGTCATAATTCTTTTCACCAGTGTTGAAGTTGGAATCTATTGTAGAATGATCGGAAATGTGTTATCATGGCCACACTTTCAAAAAATGAGAATGTGGGATATTTTGACAATTCGATCTTTCTTTGCTATCGTTGAAGTAGTTAAATTAATCCAAATTTGGTTTTTCTAATGTCACTTATTTCACAAAAAGACCGAGAAATGGTCATCGAAGCACTAGAATATTATGTTCAGACACTTAAGGACAATAATTGCACAGATGCTTCCATCACGGCATTCCAAACACTCCTCAACTGGATCGAACTTGAACATTTCAAACATGAAAATTAATCTTTGGTATTGTGATGGGATGAAACAGTGGCGTTGGACACTAACAGATTCTTCACGTCCTATTCGTAGACAAGAATCGGGTCAACGACCTTTTCTTCGTGATGCTATGAATGATGTAGCAAACACTGTGGAATATATGTTAGAATGTAATCAAAATGAGTAGCAATATGAATTTTAATATTGATTACATTACTCCATATCTAAAATGCACTTTTCCTAAAGAAATCTGGGAAGAGATAAAAGTATGGACAAAAGAATGTAAAAAAATAAAATCTCATCCTCTTGCAGAACTGAAATCTCACGAGAATGTTGGATATCTTTCTATGGACGGAAAAAAACATAATTCATATCAATGTTCTATTCCTCCCAATTTAATTGAAAATTCTTTTTGGTTAGCTTATACTTTGAGAGTTTGCTCTTCTTATTGGGGAGGAAGTCATCGTCAGTATAAACTAAGAAAGTGGGATGGTCATTTTGATGGATATGATATTTGGGCAAATTTTGCTTATATGGGAAATGACAATCCGATTCATAATCATGCTGGAGATATTTCTGGAGTAATTTACGTTCAAAATCACAATCACCCAACAAAATTTCCCGATTACAACACTGAGTATTGTGGTGAAAATGCAACTATGATTCTTTTTCCAAGCAATACTTTGCACTTTGTTGATCCTCAAACATCAAGACAAGAAAGAATTACAATTGCTTTTAATATTACTAAGATTCAATAAATTGAATGAGATAAATGAGTAACCCAGATTTTATATTAGAACTCGATAATTTTTTATCAAAAGAAGAGTCATCTTTTTTTATTGATTTCTTCGATAGAATGGATGGATGTGGATATACTTCAACTAGAATGAAAGATCACGGTATAAAACCACATTCTGTTAGTGATACTCAATTATTTCTCACCACACCAAAAAATGTTGGTTTGGATGGGGATCTATCAAAATTATTTTTTGATAGATTTTGGAGTTATGCCTATACAGAATACGCAAAAAAATATAGTATTATATTAGACTCCCCATCCCATAAAATTTATAATTTGAAAATTCAAAAAATTGATCCAGGAGAAGGATATCATATATGGCATTATGAATCCTCATCTAGACCAGTTTATAATAGACTATTATTTTTTATAGTTTACCTAAACACTATAGATGATGGAGGAGAAACTGAATTTCTTTATTATAGAAAAAGAATTAGACCTGAAGTGGGAAAATTTATAATGTCTCCTTGTGGATTTACCCATACTCATAGAGGTAACCCTCCTCTCAAGGATACAAAATATATTTTGACGGGTTGGGTTGAATATGAGTAAATCAAAACAAAGTGAGTAAAAATACTTAGATGAAATCAGATTTTTATATAGATAGGGTAGGTAAAGAAGAAATCAAAGAACTTCTTTATACCTATCATTATCTTAAAGACGAATCAAAAGATTTTAAATCTGGTTTCAACTATGGCCTTTTCAGATCCTCGGTTTCTGACATTCTTAGGGTTGGCGGGTGCTTGGGCACTTGTGTCTTTACTGGGTTACCAGTCCCCGAAATAGCAGTAGGAGCATTCGGTCTAGAAAGAAACCAACAAGGGGGTATATACGAACTCTCAAGACTTTGTATACACCCAGACCTTCAGAAAGAAGAATATAATATCACATCTTGGTTCGTCAGTCGTTGCATAAGGAGATTTAAAAAAGATGCCACAGTTCGTGCTATTCTTAGTTACGCTGACTCTAATCACCACTCTGGAACTATATACAGAGCTTGCAATTTTCAATATTACGGTTTAACTGCACCTAAGAAGGACTTTTATTATGCAGACGGAACTAAACATTCTAGGGGTAGCATTAACGGTGCTGATGGTGAGTGGAGGGATAGGTCTCGTAAACATCGGTATCTTATGGTATTTGATGAAGAGCTCAGAAGACGATTGACATGGAAACAGGAAATGTGGTAAAATAATATGGTGTGAAGGAAGTGCGGAGAGGAGATCCTTATGGGTCTCCTCTTTTTTTATGTGATAAATAATCCATAACGGAAACTATAAGAACTAATAAGATGGGTCTCTCCAGATTAGATAATTTTCTGAAATCAACTCGTGGAACCATTCTCTATGTTGATCCAAGCAGTTTAGATTCAACTGATAGTATAGAGAATCAGGGTAATAGTCTCACAAGACCTTTTAAGACGATTCAAAGGGCACTGATTGAGGCAGCAAGATTCTCATATCAGAGAGGACTGGATAACGATAGATTTAATAAGACAACGATTCTTTTATATCCTGGAGACCATATTGTAGATAACCGTCCTGGTTATATTCCTGATGGTCCAAATAACTTTAGGCTTCGCAGTGGTGCTACTACAAATGACTTAGTTCCGTTTGATTTAACCACTAACTTTGATCTTACTACTGGAAATAATGATCTCTATAAGTTAAACTCCATTCATGGTGGTGTGATTCTTCCCCGTGGAGTTTCAATTGTTGGTATGGATCTTCGTAAGACCAAGATTCGTCCTACTTATGTTCCAAACCCAGAAAATGACAATATTGAAAGATCTGCAGTTTTCCGTGTAACTGGTGGTTGTTATCTCTGGCAGTTCAGTATTCTTGATGCTGACCCTAACGGAACTTGCTATAAGGACTATACAACCAATATTTTTGTTCCTAACTTCTCTCACCATAAACTTACAGCATTTGAGTACGCTGATGGTACAAATAATGTAAGTATTGCAGATGACTTCCAGACTTATTCTACAGATAGAACTGATCTGGATATGTATTATG